ATTAAAGACCACCCTTTCGAGTAGTCCTTATGTTCTAGCTGTTGTGTATGTACATTGCTGTTTCTTGCAGTTTTACAAACTCTGCAACCATAGACGTTGCTATGTCAAAGTTCGATTCATTAGTATCTAAAGATAGTAACGTTTTAGGTGTCAATAGACCTTGTAAAACATCACGATAATACTCTTTGATGTCACGTATATCTTCTACCTTAATCATGTCATCTCCACGTTTTCTCATTCTGCTTTCTAGAATGTGTGTTGGTGCATGTAAGTATACTAATAAAGCCTTCTCGTTCATCTTGTTACGCAATTTTACATATTGGTCAACTTCCATTGTTGGATAATCATACATATCTCCATAAATAGCATTCGAATAGAAGAATCTATCAATGATAATATTTTCTCTATCCAACAAATCCATCATATGCTTAAACATTCCGTCTGCACCTAATTCAGAAATCTCAAAGCTACTCCCTTTCACAATTTCATAGCCTGTTCGTTCTGATAGTTTCTCTGCAAATGTGGTTTTCCCTGCACAATCGCAACCTTCTAAAATGATAATCATAACATCTCTCCCTAGTTAATTATAGTTACGCTAACGTTTCTTCTGCCCCAATTGTTTGTTTGAGTGCTGTCACCCATCAAGATATCAATTCTATTACCTTGAATGGCTGACCCTGTATCAAGAGCAATGTAAGTCCCAAGACCTTCAACCTCTACGATACTATTTAAAGGAATTACGCTAGGGTCTACAGCGATAATACCCATACCGTTATAAGTGATGCTATTAGAAATATCTAAGCCTGTCCTTGTAACGACTTTCCCACCATATGTACCATTTTCACTTGGATGGTTTGTATATGCAGTAGCTTCAACTGTGATAGTTCTGCCACTAGATTTCTTCTCTTCTTTTGCTACAGCAGGTGCTTGTTGCACTTCTTGCTTTTCAACTTTTGCTTCCTTTTTCACATCACTTCCTTTCTTTTGTTTTTTAAAACTTAATTCCTTTTCCAATTCTTGGACTTTTTGCTGATAGCCTTCAACAGTTGAATGTTGTTCCTCTATCTTCTTGGACTGTTCATTGATAGTGTTCTCCTGTTCGGATTTTACTTTCTCTGACTCTTTAAATTTCTTGTCTAACTCATCCAATTGAGATTGGATATTCTTAATACGGTTGTCCTTATCAGCATTGTTATCATTCAATTTTTTGATAGTCTTATTGCTATCACTGATTTCCGCATTCTTTCTGTCAATTGTGCTGTAAGAATAAGCACCTACGCCTATTGTCAGCATTAAATTGACCATCATCACTCCACTTATAATAAATTTTTTATTCATTGTGTTCCTCCTAGTTTAGCCTTATTACGAGATTTGGTAGGTTAAAACTCTTAACCTACCAAACTCCTTTATGTATTAAGCTAGAGATTTAACAAACGCTAATGCTTTTTGTAAAGCATCTAAGTCGTTTGATTTGCGGTAATCCGCTTGACCTAAAACCTCTTTAAATTCTGTTGCACATTCACGCTTAGTTGCTACTTCCATATTAGCTACAAGTGAAGCGATTTCTGCTTTCACAGAGTCAACAGTTACTTCTGGTTCTTCAACCGTTTCTACTGCTGTCTGCTCCATAGCCACATCTTCTTGTACTGGGTCTTCTTTTGCAACCTCTTTCACAACTTCCTTGACCTTCTCGACTTTAGAGATAGAAGAGCCTTCCACAGCCTTCTTAAACTCTGCTAAAAATTCTTTTGGGTCATTGCTAATTTCAGCAGGGAAGTTACGGAAACGAGTACCACATAAGATATTGCCATCACTACGGAATCGTAACACACGTGTTGTTTCTGGCTTACCATCTTTGCCTTCTTTAACCATGATGTCACCGTACATAATCATATCAGCTTCACGCTCAATGATATCCGATGTTTTACCTAAAACGTTTAATCCAGTGTAATCATATTCATAACCATCACGATTTTTGATTTTCTTGTTTTTAGAGTGACCGATTACTAATACACCGAATCCTGCTTTTTTCAGACGGTCAATTTGTTGGTAGATGTGCTCTGCAACCAACGTGTAACCTTTACCCCAAGGGATATCTGAAATGTCAGTGTAACGTTTCTGTGGTTGGTCATCACGATTTGCTTTTCGGATTGCATACGCTACAGCGTAACGCTCTAAAGCAGTGATTGTATCAATGATAATGAATCGGAATGGAATTTCATCTTTATTATCAACTAACTCATCTACTACTTCAATGAATCCTTTTTGTTCTTCGTCATTATCGTCCTCTGCGAAGTCGAAACCTGTTACTGGAATAGCGAATACGCCATCCATAGTTTTGTAACCAATCTCTGTCGCTAAAAGTAACGCTTTATCCATATCACCATTGTAGTGCTCACGTACAGTGTCGATTGACCAAGTTGTTTTACCGAATTTACTTGGTGCTAACATTGCCATGAAATACCCTTCAAGAGATGCTACTGGTTTATTTGCTTTCAACGTTTTTAAAAATGACATTTATTTTCC